AGGATGACTTCTCAAGCATGGATCGATCCTCGATCTTTGAAACGTGCTTACAGTTATCACCCGCTAATGAGGTTGATGTTATCATTGCCAAGCCAGAGCTTGCAGATGAGGTTACCTTTCTCAGCGAGAAGTATGGTGGTGGATCTATTTCTAGGTACATCGAGTATCTCATTGAGTATCGTAACACGAGAAGCGTTGAGCGTGCATTATGGCAAGCAACTGATGATCTCAAAGCAAGTAAACCAGCAGAAGAGATTAGCCAGACATTTGTTAACACAATTGCCAAGTCTCTTTCTCAAAGGAAGGGCGTGGTAAGTTGTGGTGCTGCAAGCAAGCAAGCATATGCCGAGTTTCTCGAAATTGATGCAGGTGGTACACAAGCAATCCCAACAGGTTTGGAAAAGTTAGATGAAATTCTTGGTGGTGGATTCAAGAAGGGTAGCCTGTATGTTCTTGCAGCTAGACCAGGAGTAGGGAAGTCTGCTCTTGCCATACAGATGACATACGAGACTGCAAAGCGTGGTCTAAGGGCAAGCTATGCAAGCCTTGAGATGACTGCAAGTGAGTGCAGTGCGCGTTTACTTTCCAATGTCAGTGGAGTACGAAAGCCAACAGGCAAGGGATTGCTCAATGCCGGACACAAGCAAAAGCTAGAGAAGCAAGTGCAAGCAATGCAATCATGGCCAATTACTTTCAAGGATGATAACCAAGCTACCATGCAATCAATTGAGTCATTCATTGCTAAACAGAGATTGGAAGGCGAGATTGGTTTAATCGTGGTCGATTACTTGCAACTACTCTCTTCACCTGGGCATGACTCACGAGTGCAAGAGGTTAGCCACATTTCTCGTTCCTTGAAAGCGATTGCCATGAATTATGATGTACCTGTGCTTGCCCTTTCTCAGCTTAACAGAGCGTTAGAGTCACAGAATAGGAATCCCATGCTCTCTGACTTGCGTGAGTCTGGATCAATAGAGCAGGATGCAGATTGCGTGCTTCTCTTGCACCGAGAGACAGAAGCAGATCCAATCAGTGATGACATCATTTGCAATGTTGCGAAGAATAGGAATGGCGAGTTGCGTGCTGCCAAGCTAACCTTTACCAAGCCAACAGGTCGTTTCTCGACCCGTGTAGATGCAAGATTGCATGATAAGAAACCATTTTGAGACTACAAGTAACTTACATTGTGACTCATAGTATGCCATTAGAAGCCCGTAGAGAGCCTAGAAAGCGTTTTGATTGAAAAAGAAGGTGTATACCCATGTCAGGGTATCAAAACGATTTTTAGAGGGGTATAGGGAAAAGTTTAAGTTTCTCCTTCACTAGACTCAAAGTTTGGATCTAACCTTGGATCTGTTTCATAGATCACTTTGCTCTGCTTCTCTTGTTTCTCCTCCCATGGGAAAACACTAGCCTCCGAAGTTTTTTTCACGATATTTCTATGGCGATTTAACATGTCAACAGTTTCCTCACCAAAGATTCTCCTAATCTGTTCATCTGTACCATCTTCTGTACATTCCAGCCATTTGATGGATTCTTTCAGTGCTTCTGTTAATTCTTTAATTTTGTCCAAGTTTGTAGTGTTCATGCACCCTCCGAAGTTTTTGTCAGAAATTGTTTTTCTCTTTTTGTTGACATCATACATGCAAGATATCCTTTGCGGTATCCTAATTCTGCCTCTACCTCTTTCTGCCATGTATCATAATCTACATCAGGATGCTCATCCCATAGCTTTGCCTGACTACGCCTAAATGGTATCTTTTCATAAAGATCCGCTTCAAGGTCTTTAATCTTTTCCTCTACCTCTTCTTCAGTAAGTTCTTTCTCGTTGGCTAGAGCTTTCAGTTTCTCTTCTATTGCACTCATGCTGGTACACCATCCTTCCATGCAACGAAAGTGCCATGCTTAGATTCCGGATCTATCTCTTTGCCATTCTCCTCAAACAAAGATACGTGACATTTCTCTTCAATGTGTTTCATGTGTCTATTCCATGCGTGAGTACCCCATCCATACTCTGAGTCAATATTTTCTACAAGAGATGCGATCTTATGTTTTATTAATAGCTCAGTATACCAATGTAAGTAAACTGCATCATCATCAATATTACCATGCCATGTACCTTCCATGGTATCTTGTGTTGTCTTTGTTATATCAAATTCTAGTTCTATTTTCATTCTATATTTCTCCTTGTTTCTTGTTTCTGTTTGTCCACCAGGCAAGCACTTTCGTGCCAAACTTGAGCGCTATGAAGAGCGACAAGCCCATTGCGAGCTTTGGGAGCAGTGAGTTGTCTTGTTTGCTCATACTGTTTCTCCTTCCACCTTGTCCAGGATTGCACGCAGGTTATCTCTCTCAAGATCCGCGCCACTATCGCCCGCCATGACGCACGCTCTTAGCAATTTCTCAAAGAGTTTGCACTGCTCCAATAGCTCAGGCGCTGCTGCAATTAGCCGTGCGTTTGCGCTTAATTCCTTTTCGTTTCCTGCAAGCGGTGTAGTTGCAACAGTCTGACAGTTTCCACATTGAAGTTTCTTGTATATTTCATACATCCCATCATAACCTACAATTAAATCAGAATGCCATGGCCCTGGTGTGTGTGTTACTTGTTTCTCGCTCATAATGTTATCCCTTCTCTATTTTGTACGTCTTGTATAAGTTGAAGCGCATCCTTTGGACGTGCTGCCATTGCTATAAAATCCAGCTTTGCAATCTTACATGCTTTACGTAATTGCTTTGCTTGGTTTCTCGTTAGTTTGAATAAATCTTTTTCTATTTTGATCATAATTATATCCTTGTTTGTAATTCTAATTTAAGTTGTTTCTCCTTGCGCGCTGCATGCATGCATGCCCCCGGTTTACGGGGCAATGCAACACGCTCAGCACGCTCCCTTTGCTCTCTTTGTTTCCTTGCTTTCTCGCCTATCTCAAGTAAGCGATCCAAGGCGATTGGAAAGAGTTTTGATGCGTGTTTCATGCGTTGTTAGAGTAGTTAATATTTTGCAAGTTTGCCGGATACTCTTCCTCGTGTATCTCGTTCAGTCTCTCTTCTGCTTCTTTATAAACTTTTTTTGCGTCAAGATAGTCAGCGAGCGAGTATTTATACTTTCCCTCGCTTGTATTTTCCGCATCCCATATTAAAGACCAGACATTATCTTGCTTTGTACGTAATAATAATTTTTCTGTAGATAATTTCATGCTAGTTTCTCCTTTTTGCTTTAAGTGTAATTGGTTTGAGACCGCCCTTAACTAAGACGTGGTTTATTTCTTCAAGTGTAAAACCGTCATTTAATAGTGATTTATAACTTGTCCCATGTATGAAAATTTCATCATACAAATCATTCATTTCTCTTTCTTGTGATCTTGTTAAAGATTCCATGCTAGTTTCCTCTCTTGGTAAGTAATAAGTTGATTGCGATCCAAGCGCCGACAATGGCGTATGGTGCTAAGATAATAAGTGCTATTTGATAGTGCATTGTAGGTAAATTTAGTTGTTTGTAGGTTCAGAATTGCTGAATAATGATGCCATCTTCAAATTCGATTAACATGGTATTGTCTCTAAAGTATTCTCTTGCATCATCTTCATCGTTTTCATCGGATTCATAAAGACCTCCATTGTAATCTTTGATTGCTTCCAATGCGCTTTTATATTCTGTAAATTCGCAATCTAATCCAATAACATCCAATTCCATTGGATTGCTTGCATCTTCACATTCTGTAAGAAAATCATATAAAGCTTCTAATCCTTGTAATGACCAATGGGTATTGCGTCCCATCTGATCAAATGCGTTTATAAAATCATTCTGAGATATTGTTTTTATCATATGTAGTAATTTTTGAGTTAATAAAACCAAGCAATTGCGCTTGATATAAAAGACACTAAAATACAATAGATGTATTTGCAAGCACAAAAACGATAATTGTAGTTTAGGACGAATCCCTCATGCTTACTAGCATGCATGCCACCAAGTGCCGTTCCACGGCAAAGGGTGGAAAGTAAACAAGCAAAATACTTTCATGGAATCGTGCCAACTGGAAAGCATGCAAACTTGTAGCAAGTGGTATCGAATCTTGGTGCGAGGGAAGTATGAAATGCATGGACGTCTTAATGCAAGTGACTTGCAATAAAAAAGCATTCCCACCCGGTAACAGCTTTTTTGCTTTACACATGTAAAGCAAGTTTGCTATCGGCACGCAAGTTTGCAAGCTGGCAATCATTCTGGCACGCATGCTTGCGATCCAATCCAATTGCTTGCCAATCGTGCGAGCTTGCCACGCAATTGCTTGCAATGCTAGCAAACATGCACCCCTCGCACTTTCTAAAAGTAAAGACTCGCCCCCATATCCTTTGCTTTACATGTGTATACCAAGTGCATTTACACTAACTAGGGGGGGCGGGGGCTTGCCGAACTCCCTGCGTTCTTTCTATATTATTATCACCCCCC